CTGTGTGCAGTTTGAACGACATCGCCCGGCGAAAGGGCAAACGAAAATCAATTACCCTGGTCAGGCGTGTTGATTAATTTCAGTAACACATCAGCAGCATGAACATGTCCTGCTGAGTCCAGATGTCCATTTACTCCATCATACCACCAGTTGCCTGCTGCTAATCTTGCACATAGACTGTCTTCAAATAGATCAAGCACATGGGGATCTCTACGCAATGCTTGAAATACTGTGTGTTGTTTTAGTATGGATTGTAGACGTGGTGGAATCAATCCAGGGCGATATGAATATATCAGATACGGTATATTTCTCAATCTAAAATGTGTTGTGAGCATGAAAACATCTGTCGCTAAGTTGATGATTTCTCCATGGTGATTGAAATTTCTTATCCAGGCTTCGCGATAATCTTGAAACTGCTGTCCTGTGTGATCGCTTTTTATACCCTGAAACCAATCCTCACCGGGCATTCGAGGATCAGATGGATCCCAATTATCATATATGTTAATTTCGGTTCTTGGAACAAGAGAAAGACTCACTATAACTTGGGTAGTGCTATCAAACTCCAGAGAATGCTTTAATGTGCTGCGTATTATCCGACGATTGCAACTACCTGGCCACCCGTCATTGGTGTATGTCCATCCATGTCGTTGTGCCATGTAAGCAACAAAATGCTCGTGTAAAGGAATGTTATTGTCACGAACAAAACTACAACCATTAACATATAAATGTTTTATCATTGATCTAATAGATTCATATGTAATGCCACCAAGGCTGCATATCCCACAGCATGAGCTTTCTTAAACGTATAGCCCCGGCTATCGTCCCCATCCCACACTGATTCAAATACTTCGGTCCAGGGCCGATTCTGTAGATGTGCTTTGCCTGGACGTATCACGGAAATAAAAGCAGCCATCCGGGGTATGCTATCAGGCTGCATAGACCGTAGCAAATCGGTATAGTTACCCACATGTACTAACTTCTGAGCCCATTCAGGATCTGTCCACAGTCTGGTCCATGGCGGTTCTGCTGCTAACATTGTTTCATAGTGTGCAGGATCCTTTATCAAACTGTACACACTCATGTTCAACAAATCAATCTTGAAGTAACCACGAGCTTCGGCTGTTTCATAATCCAATGCACTACAGCCCGACACAGGATCTCGTGGAATGTCTGTGACATAGATGCCGGAGTTGTGTTTGCGTCCGTTGCTTTGCCGTGCCGCTGTGTGCTGTATCAGAGCCAGCACAGCATCTCTGTTGGGCACATCAATGTCAATGTCTGCGCTCATGTCTGGACCAAGAGTGTGATCATACGCAGTTTTTCTTCGGCTTCACGCACTGCTGCCAACTGATCAGCCACAGCAGGATACTTCTCAGCCAATACTTGAATATCATGTTCTTCTTTGCGCTTGTGATTTACCCAATCAATGGCTTCCACAGCATCTTGTGTTAGACTCACACTGACATCGCTCATTTTGAAAGGTTGCCACATTTGACCATCCCACACTTCCATGCATTGAAGCACTGTGTTGAATCGTAGATCGCCCAGCCCTTGTGCGCCGCTGAAATTGTTCACATAGTTGGTGGCATTGTTGTTGTAAGCCGTCAAATATCGTCCACTACCATACACATTCTTTATCATGTCACCATCCTGCTTGCGTTAAAATCTCTTTTGCGTATTCCTGATCCCCAGGATAATCCGCAAACTTCTTCTGCCATATATCCGAATCGATATATGGCCATATCATGGCCACTTGCTCTGCGTTGAGTTCTGTCAAGAACTTCTGCCCGGATTCACTGTTGTAGATCACCCAAGCACTTACTCTACCTGTGGTCACAGCATAGCATGTGGCATTCACGCTGCCATATCTCAAACAATCATGTGACGGAGATCCAGTCTTTTCACTCCAGTCCAACCCATATTCTATAGCCCGGGCTAAAGCATCATTCACAGTTTCTTTCTGCACATGTGTGACGAGATATTCTGTGTATAACTTATCGCTGCACCAGTTGTCAATCTTTTTGTTATTTTTCAGCAACCATTCGAGAAAGCGTTCTGGCTGTATCACACGCACATCCACGCAATACCTACCCCATTTTACGAATGCTCGGTAATAAGGTGATGTGGCAAAGTCAGTCCAGGATTTGAGTTTGGCCGACCCTTGTGTGTATTCGTAGAACTTCAAGTAGCCTTGCAGCCCTAACTGCACACCGCGCTCACTTTGCTCTTGCCAGCGTTTTTTTTGTTCGCAAACATGCACACTCAGCGTGGTTTCTTTGCTGAATGATCGTTCGCAATACTTACATGTGAAGTTACTTGTCGTTGCCATGAGCCCGTTGCAGTTGAGCTATTTCTTTTTTGTCAGTGAGTTCAGCCATCAAATCAATCTCATCATCTTTGAAATGTGGATATAATTCTCGTAACTGTTTCTTTATTGCACCGGCACCTGCTTCTTTCTTCTTGGGTGCGATCCAGTTGTGCCGCATCACACCCATACCTGGGCTTGCCGCTGTGGCCATGAGCCATTGCAGTTTGGGATGACGATGCATGGTAAAGAAGTGTTTGTTCAAGTAATGATTCACACTCTGCACATAGTATTCCTGGATCTCTCTGTTGCCGTCCACTGCTGAACCCCAACGCACCATTAAGAATGTTGAGAACTTCCGGCGTTCTTCCGGCGTGAGTTCATCATAGAAGTCACGGTTCTTTGCGTCCAATTGACGCATCTCATTGCCAATGTTTAGTTTGTCGCTCATTTGATCTTGGTCAGCTTATACATCATTTTAACTTGATCCAGTAGGTCTTGTAAAGCCACATTGGTTTCAGCGGCACGGGCTATGTCTTGCCATTCTTTGAGGAATCTTTTTTCCGAGGCACTGACATATTCATCTTCATCATTGTCGATTTCTTCCATTTCCCACAATTTTTCCCATTTGCTGCGTTCCCAGGCATCCGGTTCATACTCCTTGGCCAGCCACAGGTCTTTCCACTGGTCTAGATACGGGTCGGCAGGTGTGAGCTTGATGGACTTTTTCATCGTGATTTGTCAGTTCGAGTTAAATGATACACCATTATAGCATGATCCAGAATATCTTGTAAAGCAGGATTGGTGCGGGCTGCTCTGCGAATGGAATCCCACAGTTTGTTTTCCATAATCTCATCGCGCCGTTTTTTCATTCCTGCCCGGATGTCTGAATCTCTGCGCTCTTCGTGTGTTTCGTAATCGTATCCTACTTCTGTTCGGGTAGCAGGACCTGCACCTGCTTCACGCTGATATACAGTATCGCCGTCACGCTCGTAAACTAGATTGGCACCGGGCTTTAACTGTCCCATTACCAGGCTCGATTGTAATCCACTATCTCGCAGTTGCGGCTGATGTCTTTGACGAAATACACACAATCAGGTTGCTCTGCATCATTTATAGGCACACATAACATCTGCCCATTCTTCAACTTGGGCGCATACCATGCTACCTCTTGATATACATCTACGATCTCTATGGCAGGAAAACTGGGTCTGAAACTGCTTAAAGGATTGAATTGGAACACTTTAAATCCACGATCATTTATGCTGGTCAGTGGTAACATCTCTAGATCGCCTACATCAGGTTCTCCAATAAGGATCTGCCAATCCACGGGCATCTTGATCTTGAAATCACCTATCTGTAATACTAATGCAGGTGCATTAAAACTCTCTAAAAAGATTAAGGGAATATAATGATAGTCTGGATTGGCTGGGTCCGAATTATCTAGTATGGCAAATCTCATGTCATCTACCTCTTCGGGCAAATGGTCAAGATCGTAGGGTTTGTTGTCTAATGTAAGGATACGCATGAGTTTATTGTATACTATTGTTGGCAAGAATGCAACCTATTGCCATGATAATTTCTCCTGAGTGTAAGGATAGTTGGCTTCATTGTAAAAGGTCTTGCGTTTGGCTAGATGGCGTTTGCTGAATCGGCAAGTTGATGTGATATCCCATATCTGTACATGATCTTTGTCTTCTGCCTTGCGGATTCCACGTCCGATACTTTGGATCACTCGGGTAAAACTCTTGCCTGGTTCGATCATCACTAGATTAAAGATGCGCGGAATGTTAATACCCACTGCTGCCACACCATATGTGGCCACAATGATCTTGTCTGTGCTGATGGCTACTTCATCATATTCATCCTGCCGGGCCTTGGCCTTTGTAGCACCAGACACAAACACAGCACGGTCGCCCAATCTTGACACCAGTTCTTGCCCTGCTGCCACACGATCTACTAGTACAAGAGTGTTGCCTGTTTCATTTACTTGTAGAACCAACTGCGCGATAGCATCTAATCTGCCGGATTCTTCTAGTAGATATTTGAGTTCTGCTTGATAAGTCTTGTGCTCTTGAATGTCTACCAACTGTACTACATTAACATGGCACTGCGCCAATACACCGCGATCCTGTAATTCACTGGCAGCAAGTTTTGAGATCACGGGCCCTAGGCTGACCAACAGGCTCTGGCTTTCGAATAGTTCTTTTGGAATGGTTCCCGTCAATCCCCAACGAATTGGCACTTGTGCCATCACACCTGTTAATAGTGTTTTTAGCGCATCTGCTTTGGCCATGTGTACTTCGTCTACTATAACGCATACAACATCTTCTAAGAATTCCTGTATGGTGCAATCACCTATGCCATTCTTTGTGTTCTTTAATAGATTATTTAAACTCTGCCAAGTGCAAATGGTATGTTGACGTCCATATTCTTTTCTGTCACCGAAATAAACACCCACATCCAATTCCATATTGATGTAGTCTTTTTCAGTTTGAGTCACAAGACTTTTATTGGGTACGATAACGATACTGCGGCCGTATGCACTGACTGCATCGCTTAATGCTGCTGTCATGATGGTTTTGCCCGCACCTGTGGCCACTTCCTGCAAGCATTGTGGATTGGCCAGGAAGTTGTTGATGATCTCCACTTGATAGTCACGCAACAAGATAGCATCTCCCGCAGCGGGATGACCTCGAGGCCACTTACGGTCCTGATATGTGGTCTCTGTCACTTGGGTGAAATCAAATGTAGTAGTGTATGTGCGTTGATCGTCTAATTCGATATCGTAGTTTTGTTTTTCCAATATGGGGATGATATCGGGCAGAAGATTCACATAAGTGCTGCCGCCCAATTGGAAATAGGCTACCTTGCCATCCCAGCGACCTAGTCGCACAGCAGGAAGATAACGGGCATAAGGCACATCGTATTTGAATTTCTTTACTAGATCTCTGCGTGTGTCGAGATCCAAGCCTTCAATCTTTATGTTGACTTCGTCGCGTATGGTTATTGTTGCTCTTTTCATTGTATAGAAACTCTGGTGATATGTTGTCGTTGTGCAATCTGTTCGATCAATTCTGTTGGTGATCTCGAATCTTCAAGATCCGCTACAGGATATCTTAACGGCAATGCTTGTGTATTATACACGTTTTCAATGCCTTGAGCAACAAAGAAATCCTGATGTTGTTGCAGATATTTGTTCATAGCAGGCAGATTCACACGGGTATCTATGTCAAAGAATGGAACAAAGAAATCCGCAGAATATCGTTGCCAAGGTTGGAAAGCATCGGCGCCGATGTATTGGTCTTGGTCATGTGCGAGATCTTCAAGAGTCTTTCCAATCTCTACATAATTCAAACAAACAGTTCCCGATGGCACTGTCATAGATCCATAATGCACAGACTGGGCAGGATCTAATTTATATATCTTAGGCATTCCGAACCAGGTGCAAACAAATCTAGGCTGTTGAGATTCCAGGCTTTCGCATCTGTGAACTGCTATGTTGAGTTCTGCCAATGCTGAACGCACAGTTTCAGGCGCTTGGATCCAAAATTCATGTGTTTGTTGATCTAACAATCCATGGTAAGTTTCAAATACATGATGCAGATAGTTGAGATAATCCTGATCCTGTGTGCTTGTAAATGGTCTGTCGATGATTGGGTTGTAATCATTTATGGTCTTTATGCATTTCAGTATGAGGTTTTCTGCCCGTTGTTGTTCTTTTTCTTCGGAATCAAATCCATAGAATCTGGTAGGATCATCCAGAGGCCAAGCATCACGCTGACTCATTCGCTCTAGCCAAGCGTCAGCAATGGGATTATTTCTAACAGCGAAGCGCAGTTGTATGGGATCTTGTGTGCCTAGATCAATTACGAGATATCTCATTGTGCTAGTATATAGCACTGAGCATAAAAAGTCAAAAAGACAGGTGCCATTTAGACACCTGCCATAAAAGAGTCGCCGGACTAGAAATTCACTGCGACTCTGTTTTCGCGCACCCGCCGAAAATCTACCTGATCTTTACCACGCGGAATCCCGTTTGTTCAGCCTCATCAGCCTCATATGTAGAATCCACAGTGTACAAAAACAAATCACCATCCCAGATTTCAAACATACAGTTTCCTTAAAAAATTGATTCCAACACTCGAGCCAGATAATAGGCACTGATAAACAAACAGATCCATCCCGATGCAGTAGAGCCATCCTCAAAACAATGCTTGGCGAACCACCCATTCAACACCATCCAAACAATCGACGCTTCCATTTTACTCTACCTTCATGCAAGTAGTCTCTGCCAGTCGACGCCAGTTGTCTGGACTCAACTTACGCAAGTCTGCAATCTTCAGCGCCATACGCAGGCTCATCTCACGCAAGCGGGCTTGATTGGTTTCCATAAACTCAAAGATGCTGTCTTGAGTTTCGGGCTCAAAGTCGTAGTCTGCGAACAGCACACCGTCTTTGGCAATCTGCTTGATACGCAAGATCTTGTCACGCATGGTGTCCAAGGTCAAGTCCAAGTAATGGCAACGACTTTGCAAGGCGTCCAAGTGATCGCGCAGTTTCTGCGACTTCATCTTGTCGAACTTCAAGTTGGTGATAAAGATCACCGAGCCTTTGAAGTCGAAACTGTCTGGGATGCCTTCGCGGCGCAGGGCACCTGATTCACTCAACCACGAAATCTTACGCTTCTTGCCAGAGTCCAACGCACCTTTCAGCAAGTTCAAACACACGTCGTCAAGCAAGATGCTGTCACAGTCATCAAACACCAACACACAGTTGGGATCTGAATATTTGTACAGAGCTTGATACAGGCCAATGGGAGTTGCTGAGCCTTTCACAACTTCTGCGCGAAGCTTCTTGCCTGCGATCTTGTCAAACAGCGTGGCTTTCTCGATCTCTTGTTCCACACCGTAACTCTTGCCCACGCCTGGAGGGCCGCTTACAATCATTGCGCGGATGTCGCCACCGATGCAGGCTTTTGACATTTCAGTAAGGATTTCAAAACGCTCGCGGATACGAGTCATTGCTTCGTCTTCAGTCTCTACCGTAAAAGCAGAGACTTTGGCAGTGGGCGTGTTCATTTCTACAGTGTCTCCATTTATCATCTCGTAGTCAGAGATAGCATCCACGCGGATACGCACAGTGGCAGGGCAGTTGGGGAATGTGCCGTTGTTTTGCACAGTCACATAGCCGCCCTTGGCGCCTGTTTGGAAGCCGCTAACTAGAGCGAAGCTTTGGTTTTTTACAGTTTTGCCGCGGTACTCGCCGCGCAGTATACGAATTGCTGACATGGTTTCTAGCCCTTTATGTTTAACATGCCACTATTATAGCAGTGGGTGTAATAACAGTCAACCAAAAACTCCAACTCAAATTGCGATTTTGGCTGGATTTTTCCAACTCTTGTTGCAATGTTGCTGAACTTGTTTTTTGCGTTGACATGTGCTTATTATAGTGCAGAACGCAATACCGGTCAACCTCAAAAAAAAACCCTACATGCAGTAGGGTTTTTGATCAGCCAGCAGCGATCAAGTCGGCACGACTAATATTACATTGTTAGGGTCTACGAAAAAGTCAAAAGTCACTGTTTCGCCATCAGCGATAGGATACACCCAATCCCCAGTTTGGCCGCCGACGTTTTCTCGCCATGTCCAAGATTGACCATTTTTAGTGAGATTAGAAATGCCATCACTTTCTACAGTATTGGTATTTGGATCACCATAATAAGAATCCGGATATACTGTCGTGACCCAGGTGAATGTACTCGGGTCGTCGGGGTTGATAGGAACATTTGGATCTGTGGCTTCTCTCTGCGCCGTAAATCCTGAATAATTCATCCAGAAATGACCGAAAAACAAAGTGCCTCCTGTTACCGAAATGGTCACAGGCATCTGACCAGTGGTTTCGGTCGTGGTTTCAAATACTACCAATTCATCTTTTGCCGGCCTAGGTAATTCGTCGGACTGGGGAATTACATCAACTACGGTGGTTGTAACAGGGCCATTGACAATTTCGCTGCCATTATATGTTGCCCGGACCTGCACATCTCCACCTGTAGAGTATGCGCTACCTATCATTTTGACTATTCTTTGGACCATGATTTTATCTCCTGATACTGTATTTATATCAAACCCAATGGGTTTTGATCTCAGCATCTGCGACTTCATGTGGTTTTGGGTCGCCGTGGAATATCAGCACACTATTGTCCGGGCTCAGTATAGTGCCGCGATTAGGACGATAATAGGTCCTATTTTTAAAATTCATCCCACCATCTAATGCTGTCCACCGCCAACTCACCACTCTGCGTTCATCCAAGAAGCGTCTTTTCTGTGCAGAGATCACTGTGTTTAAATAGTCCTGGTCGCCGCCGTGGTGATGACGGGTTCTTATGCGCTCTATTCCCTGTTGTTCAAATTGAGTCCATATTGATGCCCACTCGCGTGTGTTCCAATACATCACTGATGAATTCATATTGTAGCAATCCGGACGCCATAATGATCGGAAATCTCGCACGGTCCAAAAGAATACCGGACTGAGATTCACGATCCAATCTATGTTATTCACGATCACTGTGTCTAGATCAAAATACAATAATTGTCCTTGGAAATGGTCTGAGTTGAATAGTTGCATCTTGTACCACCAACTGCGTTTACGTCCTGATACCCCCGGCCATTCAGTTAAATCATGCCGGACCATGTGTGCAGGCACAGGGCGGCTGGGTTCTGTATATACATGTAATCTCGCACCACGTGACAAATGGCGGTTTAACATGTTGTAAAGGCGTTCTACATAAACAAAATCATATCCGTCGCCATGTATAACACAGGCACAATCCACTGGGTCTTGTGGTGTGACCACTGTGGGTGGTGTGACCGGTGCAGGTGCAGGTTCTAGTTTCCGGGCACGATGTGCAGATCGTGCTGCACGATGCAGATCTTTTTCGGCTCGAGTGGCTATTTTAATCCCCTGGTGGATTATGCCAATAACTGGGATATCTTGTCAGGATAGCCTGTACCGATTCGGGATATTGAGTATCCACTACATGTGTAGTGGCTTTGTGATTTATCGCACTGATAGTGTCTCTTCTTTTAAATGCCTGCAACATCTCTTCAGGATCTCTGTGCTGAGTTTCTATACAACTCACTACCTTGTTGCGTATGAGATCGTCAGACCCCATCCAGGTCCAGTGCCATCCCACTGGCGTATTGATTCCCACACAATGATCTCTGTTTTTGCGTTTGATGCTGGCACCTTTGTATAACTCGTGTGGTGTGTCAAACATACTGCGGCGTGCTACTACTGACCCTTTCCACCCGCGCTCGGCCCGCTGGTCAAACTTGTACATGTACATCTCAAATCCGCAGCTGACAGGTCGATCATGTTGATCCATTGTGGCCACGATTTCTGCCCAGCATTCGGGATTGATAATTTCATCTAAATCGCCGTGGATGATGATATCATCGGCACTGTATGCTACTAATGCAGGTGCTATGGCTTGCCGCATCATGGTTTCGCATACCAAATTGGTCTGCTCTGCTGTTAGTTCCAATGTGACAACTTGGATTCTATCGCCGTAGCGTTTTTGATAGCGGGCAAGGTTGTCTAGTAGATTGTAGGGTTTTGGAATGCCGCTAAAAGTTCTGCTGGCTTCTAGTATCACCCAGCGGTCCACATACTGGTCGGTGATGGCCAGATGTATGTCCAGCATGTCAAATTCGTTGTTGAATAATAAAGTATCAATGATCATGATTAGAACTTATAGATGATTTGGTAAGCGTCATAGACTGGAAGAATCTTTTTTGTTTCCAGGTAATCTGCTATGTAATGGCCTTTGCCTGTGCGTTGATTGCTGTTTAAAAATCTGCTATTATCATCAATCACCACCATAGCACCCGGTCTTAAATGTGGTTCGATTGCTTGAAATTCTCGTAGATGATGTTGGGCACTGAGATGATCGTTTTTCCATTTTACATCATAACTGTCAAGATAAAAAAGGTCCACACGATTTAAATCCAATTGTGTAGACAAATATAACACACTATCCTCACACGTGGATTCAAATCTGTCTGACACGATGAAATTTCGCGCAGTATTCACTGCTAACGGATCTATATCTACACTACGCACACTGCCGTTGTGATGTTGTACAAATTCGGTAAACAGTTGAGCACTCTGCCCATCTTTCCAATTGCCAGGATTTCTCAGTGTACCAGTTTCAACAATATGATATTCACTTTGCCCCAGGCTTTCGAGATAGGCAAACACAAGATTGAATCCGTCGGCTCGTTGATAAAGACCTTCGATTAATCCCCTTTTGGCACCACTCACCCGAGGATTTAATAAGTCGTAGTAATTGTCACGATAAAAAGAAAGCCAGGACATGAGTTATTTAAATCAAACTACTGTCGTCAAATGGTTTTGTAACCAGCCAACAGCGTCCTGCTCGTCGAACTCGGATATCCAGTGGTCTAAAGAAATCCCATACTGCCTGTTGCACACCCGGGTATCCCTTGGTATAATCGTCGCCACCGAACATGGATCCAGGACGTAATTTTGGCCACCACGCATTTAAATCATTTGTCACAGCCTCATAACTATGTCCCGCATCTACGTAACAGAAATCCACAGAATCATCTTCGAATTTCTTGGCAGCATTCCAACTGATCATGCTCAACATCTTGATCTGTTTCAATATGGGTTTTACATTTTGTCTGAATATCTTGCGAAGATCCTGCACAATAGCAGTATCATATGCGATCGCTGCTTCACCTTTCCAGGTGTCCACACAGTAGAATTCACCTAGTTTGTCTCTGTTGATCAGTTCAACCACACAATATGCAGCACTACGTCCGGTCCAAGATCCCAATTCCACCCAGGTACCGCCAGCAGGAAATTGGTCTATTACTAAATCTAACATCACAGTATTTTTGTGGCTCATAAAGCCCGAGATGTCTTGATAAAAATGTTCCATTATTGATTTTCAAATAGCACTTGATGATCAAATTCCATTAAATGATGGAATTCGTCGATTGAAAGATTGGCATGTTTAGGATACATTCTCCAGGTGTGTGTGGGCAAGTTATCTAGCACGTGAACATCTTTGATTCTGTCAGGGTGATAAAAGAAACTGTTAACACCGGTAGTGTCCACGGTGAAGAATCGATATCCAAATCGTTCAATCAACAATTGATATGCACCCAGACTGCATCCACAATAGGTCTTTTTATATTTGGCCAGGCCGGGTCGCGCACTCACGATTTGGTCTCGATAATAACTGAGATATTCCAAACACATCACAGCCGGACGGAAATCATGATTATACAGCAGATCTTTTAAAACCCAGAAATCAAAACTGTCAATGTCCAGACTGAAAAAATCCGGGGTGCGGGTGGGCCAGGATTCTATTAAAGATCCCATTGAATCAATGGCAACCACACAGTTTCTGTGCTCGTAGTCAGGATGCGCCCAGGCGCCTGGTCTTAGATCATGCCCGACACCGCGATAGCCACGGTTCTCCACAAGATTTCGGATCATGTTTTGCTCGCCTGTTCCGGAACCAATTTCAATGGCCCAATGATCGGGATCTCGGATATGTGAACACAATAGATCTATTATACCATCTTCTCTGTGCTGAGAACTGAACTGGTATTCGTAAGGTAAAAAGTATTCATTCAAGGTGGTCATAATGTATTTACCGTTATATACGCCGATAAATATTTCTATGAACAACATCACAGAACGACCCTGGGGCTACTATCAAGTATTGCATCAAGTTGGCACCCATGTCAAACTCAAAGAACTCACTGTCATGCCTGGACAACGGCTCAGCATGCAGCGTCATGAGCGCCGTGCAGAGTTTTGGTTTGTGGCCGAAGGGCAAGCCACTGTTTATACTGTAGATCCGCACAGCACAGAATACGAGTTGCTGGAAAAACCCCGGCAGCATGAGCATTGTTGGATCGAATTAGGAGAATGGCATCAACTGTGCAATGACACCGATCAACCACTGAAGTTGATTGAAATCCAATACGGTGAAGACTGTGTTGAAGAAGATATCGAGCGCAGATGAAACCTATTCCTGTGTTTGTGGGCTATGATCCTAGAGAAGCCATTGCCTATCACACCTGTGTGAATTCAATCATACGCAACAGCAGCAGACCTGTGGCCATAGTGCCAGTGGCGTTGAACTTGTTCAAAGAGTATTCGGAAACACACACAGATGGATCAAATCATTTCATTTACACACGCTTCTTAGTGCCGTATCTCATGGACTATCAAGGCTGGGCCATATTCATCGATGGTGACATGATCCTACGCGGTGACATCGCTGAACTGTGGGAGTTGAAAGACTACACCAAAGATGTCATGGTTGTAAAACATGATTACGAGACTCGCATGACTGAAAAGTATCTAGGTAGCCCAAATGAAAACTATCCTAGAAAGAATTGGAGTTCAGTTATCTTATGGAACTGCAATGCTATACGCAACAAGACCTTGACTCCAGAATTCGTACAGCAAAGCACCGGTGCATTCTTGCATAGATTTTCCTGGCTCGACGACGAACGCATAGGCGAGTTACCCTCTGCATGGAACTGGTTAGATGTGGAGTACGAGTGGAATCCACTAGCAAAACTTGTGCATTACACACTGGGAACACCTTGCTTTCATGAGTTTGCTGATCGCGGAGACTTCTGTGATGACTGGCACAAAGAGCGTATCTTTACTGAATACTGTCAACAGAGGGTGAGTCAATGAGCGGTTGGATCTTTCTCAGCAAAGGCGGCGAGGACGAGTACATAAACATGTTGGCTGCTAGTGCCAAAATAAAGCCTACCGATTCAGACTACTTTGATTATCAATATGACATAGCAATAGATCGTAATCAGTTGGTACTACGCGGCATTCTCAAGCACAAGATCATGAAACAGTGTTTAGCGGATGGCAACAACTTCTATTATATGGATTCAGGGTATGTGGGTAACAATGTAAGTACACGCAATAGCCAAGGCATCAAATACTATCACAGGATAGTACTGAATGATCTACAACACAGGATCATACGCCCAAGGCCCAGTGATCGCTGGGATCGTTTAGAGGTGACACCGCATCCAAGACGAACAGGGCATAAGATTATCGTGGCTGCACCGGACGAGAAGCCCTGCAGATATTATGGTATTGATCAACAACAATGGATAAAGGAAACTGTGGCCAAAATTAAAAAGCACACGGATCGTCCTGTGGTAGTGCGTGAACGAGCACCAAAAAGAGAAGATCGAGTATTAAACGAACCACTGAGCCAGGTATTGGCACAAGATGTGCATGCCCTGGTCACTTTCAACAGCATAGCAGCGGTAGAGAGTATATTAGCAGGTGTGCCAGCATTTGTGTTAGCACCCAGTCATGTGGCAGAACCTGTGGCCAATAGAGATCTTGCACTGATAGAAAAAGTATTCTATCCTGATCGAGATTTGTTGATGGCCTGGTGTCACAGCATGGCCTACGGGCAATATCATGTTCGTGAGTTGAAAGATGGAACAGCATTTAGGATGATGCAAGAAATATGAAAGTCATAAGTTACACTGCCACGCTTCCCCAAAAAGAGAAGTACACCGAAGAGAGTCTTAAAAATGCCACCGACAAACTTAACACCTTACGATTTTTTGCACAAGGTGTTAACGCTATAGGTGATCAGGGCATAATCGAAGTTGATCAATGTTATCAACCTAGCGATGTAGCAGTTATTCTGGGCTGGGTTCATGAACATGGCAAAACTGCTGCACATCTACAGTTCAGACAAGAGATCCTAGACAAGCAGCAGGCATCAGGAGGCCGTACTGTGATAGCAGACAGCAACTTGTTTCTGTACAAGAACCGAGAGAATCCGGGCTATTGGCTGCGCTACAGTTATGACGGAATCTTTGCCAGTACTGGCGAATACTGCGATCATGAACCTGATCCGGCACGATGGGATCAAGTGCAGAACTCGTGTGGGGTGCAGTTGCAACCCTGGCGACAGACTGGCAACCATGTGTTGCTATGCCTGCAACGAGATGGCGGATGGAGCATGGCCGGGTGGGATGTGATAGATTGGGCATTGAAGAACATAATCGAAATACGCAAGTATAGTGATCGACCCATACGCATACGCCCGCATCCTGGTGACAAGAAGGCCAAAAAATATTGTGATAGACTGTTGAAACTATGCCAGGGTCGCAGGATCAACCATATTGCACTCAGTGCGGAAGGAACCAGTATGACAGAAGATTTCGTCAACTGCTGGGCGGTTGTGAATCACAACTCTAGTCCGGCTGTAGCAGCAGTGCTGGAAGGCATCCCGGTGATCCTTACAGATCCTGTGCGTAGTCAAGCAGGGGATGTGGCTACCCAGGGCATCAACCGTATAGAAAATCCGCTCATGCCCGACCGTGAAGCATGGGCACAACGAATTAGTCAGTTCCATTGGAGTCACGAAGAACTACGCACTGGAGCATGCTGGGCACACATGAAAAAATGGGCAAAAAAATGATACAAGTAATCACCAGTTTCAATCAACTCTACTACGACCTTATTGGTAAAGATTGCGTAAGCAGTTTCCTAGAACATTGGCCTAAGGAATTGTCACTTACTTGTTATGTAGAAGAATTCCGTCTACCAACACATGACCGTATACAGCAGATTACTTTTTCAAAATTACACGCGGATTACAAAAAATATCAACTGGAACCCGGGTTAAATCAGAGCATGAAAAAGTTTGCCAAGAAAGCCTACAGCGTGATGCATGCCATGCACCATAGCACAGCAGACTGGATCATATGGTTGGATGCGGATGTGATCACTACCCAATCTCTGCCTATTGAATTATTGCAGAGAGTACTCAGGCCTGGGCATCTTTCAGCATATATGGGTGTGAAATACACCTTGGACAAAGGCGGCAAACCTGGCAATTGGTTGGTACCCGAAACTGGTTTTTTTGCTGTGAACACTCAACATGCGGATTTTGCTGCATTCAGAACAGAATACTGCCGCAGATACCACGAACGAGATTATGCAGATCTACGTAGATTTTACGACAACGATGTGTTTGGTGCTGCATTGTTGGCAGTACCTGACGCTCAAGTTTTTGATCTATGTGAGAGTTTTGGCAAGAAATACAAAACTCCACTGCGTCATACCATACTGGGTGATCATCTCATACATTACAAGGCCAAGCACTCAAAGGCCGAATACAATCAAGACGACGCAGACGACCAGTAACGCTCGTTTCTAGGGCGTATGAGATCTTTGTGATTGCTACGCCCTGTGTTCTTTCTATTGCCTTTGAGGTGATCCAGATATGCGCCCCAAGGGGTGTTGATCAGCGGATGTCCTTCACCCTTGATCAATCCCGCACTCCAGTTTAACACTTGCCATTCAGGATGTTGAGCCTGCACTTCTTTTCTAGTTTCGTCAAACACCCAACAATCATTCCATTCGGCCATGGTCATTAGGCGGCCCGAATCATATGCCAATTGGAACTCTTTTAACCACAGTCGGGTAATAGAGTTATTTAGATTCATGCCATACAAACCACATTCGCTGAACTTCTTTTCTCTACCCAAGTAGGCCAGACCCACTGTGCTAGGCATCTGTAGCAGTAGAAATGCTGTGTGGAGAGGTGTATGGCACACCATGTCGGCATCCATCCAAAACAGCACATCTGACGAGCAGTTGGCAGCAGCATGAAACACACTGTATGCTTTGTGACTGAAGCGTATGGCATCCCAACGGAATCCCAGACCAGGTGCTTTGCCTTTGGCATCCATGGGTCCTGTGGCCACTTCGCCTCGGGCTCGGGGATCAGGACCCCATCGTTGTTTGAACGCAACTATTTCCGGGCTTGTTTCATGCAAGTTTCGCACATGTAGGTTTGGGGCTGTTTGTGTGATCGCACAATCTTCTGTATACACATATAGATCAACTTCTCTAGGCCAAGTCTTTAAGAATGTGT